ATACACCTCCTCAGTTCTTTTCTGATCCATATGAGATCCTCGATAGTGCCTTTCGGCGCTATTGGAGAAATCGTATGACGTCAAAGAAGAGTCGGAGACGGAACATGGAACTAGCGAGTCTCATGCTTTACAGCAAGAGACTGTTTCCTAAGCTACCAGAATCTATCGTGGAACAGAAAATAGAAAAGTACTTAGACGGACTATCCCGTCCGTTACCTAATAAGTACAATTGTTCACACCGTATTGAGGAAGAAATTCACGTCTCGGTACAGGAGCTTGGGGAAGAGAGAATGGTTGCGGATTATACCGTTCCATTCGCTCCTTCCACGAGTTCATGTTTCGAGTCGAGTCGGAAAGATGGCGGACTCCAGGGCTTTGTCCGGGAGAACGTCATGACCTCCAACTTTCGTGAGGATCATCCATTCTTACGTAGTGTTGAGGAATGCGAAGAGGAGGTTCTAAAGTTCTTCGACCCAGATCTCATGACCTGGGACGGAGTATGGACGGACCTACTCAATCAGCTACTTGATACTGCGGAGGAAACAGAAGGTGGACAAGGGTACTACGGTGCTCGAGTAGCTGGTATTCCCGAACCTCTCAAGGTTCGTCTTGTTACACGTCAGTCCTGGATACTGGGTCTTTTAGGCCCAATTCAGAAAGCGTGGCACAAGAGAATGAGAGAGACGGAGATTTATCAACTTATCGGAGGGGTTCCAGTCTCAGACGCCATCAAGGGTCTTGAGCTGAAACTCGGACAGAAAGTGGTTAGTGGGGATTATGCTGCTGCTACAGATGAGATCTTCCTTCGGTATACAAAATATGCCGCAGAACAGATGCTGTCTGTAACGGACATCAAGCTCCCTACGAGACTCGTTCAGTTCGAACCTCTAATAAGAAGGATAGCTATCGAGAGTCTAACGAATATTAAGGTAACGGTGGGTCATCGGACGGTCCCTGTCACCAGGGGTCAGATGATGGGTCATATTCTTTCATTCCCACTTCTATGTTTGCTCAATCGTTCTGCCAGTTGCTGTGCAATCCCTCGAGAGAGGTTCATGCGTATCAACGGAGACGACGTACTCTTTCCTGCTAATAGCACAGAGTATTCTCTATGGAAGGCAAAGACTCGTAATGTAGGTCTCAAGTTTTCACTTGGGAAGAACTACTATTCCGAACATCTTGCACTCATTAATAGCGAATTCTTTGTACCCAACGGGAAAGACTGGACCCCAATGAGGGTTCCGAACCTCGGTCTCATGGGCTATCAATATGAAATGATAGACCGTGATTCCGGCGTTCAGATCCTTCCTTGGGACCAGTACGGCGCCATTTGGTCGGCTTTTGAGAAGACACTAGATCCGGGAATGTGGAAGGCGGGATTCTCCCTGTTCAAACGTCGATATCCTGTTCTTGAAAAGTTCAGGGGACCGGTGTTTGGGCCGAGAGAATTGGGATGTCTAGGGGGTAAGGTTCCAGAAGGTTTTGAGTATTCGCGTACTGAGAGGATGTGGATGAGCGCGCATCAACAGGGTCTCTTCAATTTTCGTGATGGTGTAATGACTGATTACTCACGTATTCAGTCCGTATTCCAAGACAAGTTGAAGGGTTGGGGTTGTAAGGTTCTAGGCGATCTCCAGTATGGAGTCCCTCCTAGTAACCAGACTCTCCCTCCTATTGATGTGTTCCCTGACCCATTCTCTCGGTGTGGTGGTCACGGTAATAGAATCATGGTCTGTCGTCGATGGTTGGTTAAACCCACACCATTGAAGAAGATCAGGATTTTCGGAGAGAGGAGATGGCGTCGTTTCCTCAAGGAGTCTGGTTTTAACCAGGTCCTTGGGGGAGCGGCACTGTCTTCTGTCCTCGAAAACTGTTACAGTAGCCAACGGCGATTCTGGTATAGAGAGGGTCTATATCGGGAGTTAGGAGACATGGTGGGCATTGAGGATATCCATTTGCTATTCCGGGAGTCTTAGCCAGTATGGTGAGATCAGAGA